CCAACCATTTTTTTACATTCTCTATACCTTCTGGTAATGGTTTAGGAAATCCGTATCTCCAACCAGAAGGTGGATCTATCATTTTAATCCTCATTCTAACCTTATCTTCCTTCAACTAGAGTTTCAACTATTGATAATATCCTGTGTTGTCATCTGTCTTATTTGATGCATCTCCATATCTTCAATCTCTTGAAGTTTATCTCTGGCATTAGCAATAATCTCTATCTGACTATCTACTGATGCAATGATATCTGGATGTTCTGCAACCCCAGCAGGATGGTTAAGATACACTGCCACATTAGTACGGGCAACATCTATCTCTGCCTCATATTTTCTTCGTAAAGAATTTACTATCTGTTGACTAAGCATTTTCATTATTGATCCTTTCTTAGGAAGTCATCATTCCAATTAAATGCCTCTTTTACTGTACTCGCATTTAATCCCTTATAAATTTTATTGAGTTTTTTGTTTTTTGCAGCTACTAATACTTCAGCTTCACCTGCACTCAATCCTTCTAACAATTGAATAAACAACATCTCCCTTCTCATGTTATTAATTTCAGGCTTTGCAGGAGTAACCGCACCATTTTCTTGTTTAACTCCTACATAATTCTGTAATGTTCTAGCCTGATGCTCTAGTCGAGTATGTTCTGTTCCCTCAGGTGCATCATTACTTATATAAGGAACATCTCCTTCAGGCACTAACCAAACAATCTTAGGATCAAATGCTGCTTTAAGAACCATTCTTAATCCTTGTGTATCATACTGCTGTAAAATTTTTATCTTTCCAGGTCTATCCTTCTTATTGTTTATCTTTGTAAACATTTCATGTAACAAAGGTCTATATGTTTCATCTACCATTTTAAAAATCTCCTATGTTTTGCATCAAATTGTTGAGTTTCTTTTCCACAAAATAATTAAACAACTTACCTCGATCTGCTGTTTCTATATTTCTAAACTCTTTTAAAATTTCATCCCTAATATCATCAGGTATTTTGGTCAAATCTATTAAAGTTTCATTTCTTTGCCAGTTACGAATCCAAGTATCTCTTGGACACTTTGCTAGCAGAAATAATTTCTCTGGTTCAAACCGATTCATTTCTTCAAGCAGCTCATTAATAACTGTTTTACGAATAGGTCTCTGTCTTTTATTTTCTGTAAAAGTATCATCTGGAGATAATATATTAGGAACACCATCACTACGATCTCCCTTTATAATATGCTCACGGATATAGTTTAATGGATCTTTTCCATTAATCATTTTTTTACTTACTGGACTGAATTGTTCTACCGATGTATTATGCAACTGTATAAAATCTTTATCAGATGAAACGATTAAATTTTTATCTGTATCCCATTTAGTTTCAAACTTTACAAGAGTAGCTATAATATCATCAGCTTCTGCACCATAAATTTCTATGACTCTGTATGGGAAATTCTTTTTGATCTCAGTCTTTATTTGATTCAATAAAGTAAAAATCTCACCCCAATCATATTCGGATTGCTCACGATCCTTTTTACGATTAGCTTTATAATTGGGGAAATAATCTCGACGCCAGTAATGTTTACTATCACAACAAATTACAAGTTCACCATACTTTTCATTAAACCTAGAACGATAGTACCTAAGTGTATTAAGTACCACATGACGCACCAACTTCTCATCAAGTTCATCATTTCCATGATGTAGCTGTGTCATCAAACCGCCTATAGCGATTTGAGTGAAATCAATCAAAATCATAATTACCTCAGAACTATTTATCCGTTCTGTCTTATCTTTCTACAACCATCTTCATCATATGCATAAGCTAAAGTTTTCCATTTAGTCTTATGCTCTTGATCTTTACCATAAAACAAATCTAACCATACACTAGTATCTAAGTATGTTGCAATATTTTTTAAATATCCTTCACGATTAAATAGCTCTCGTTCTAATAAATTTTTATCTTTACCTTTATCCATTCGCCGAATATTATACTTCAATTCTTTGACACGATCCTTATTATGTTTTTCCCAAGCCTTTACATTCTTAACACTTAAAGTATTATCTTCAGGTAGGGCTTTAACATCTTCATGTATGTTCTTATACTTCGGTGGCTTTCTAGCGGCTCTGGCCTTTGTCATTCTTTCTTCTACGCTTAACATGGGTTACCTTTGTAGTCTATTAATTTTTTATTAAGTAATAATTCCATTAAATCATAATACCCACCGATTCGGTCACCATCAACAACCACTTGTGGCAACTTACGAACTTTCTCACCTATCTCTAGAGAAATATAATCCATATTATCTTCACTGTAAATATTAAACTCAAATTTCAAATTACAATTCTTTAACAATTCAAGAATTTTTACAGAATATGGATCATAGGTATCATACAAATATACTCTAATATTCATTACATTATCTAGAATTAATTTTTTTTAACTTCTGTTCCTCTTGCCTACTTCGTTCATTTTTTACAGCAATATCTTTAGCTAGTTTTCTTTTTAAACTAGGTTTTACATAATACTCTCGACCTTTTACAATATTCGCTATATCATTTCTTTCATAGGATTTTTTAAATCTCCTCATCAAAGATTCAAAACTTTCTTTACGATGTTTTTTAGTTACTGATGTCATAATCTTTTCAACCTTTTTCCTACCTTTGTCACTTCATACCAACCATTATTTACATATTCAGTAAATGCAGAGCAGTACATTTTTTGTGTTTTACAATGATTACGGTCAGAACAAGGATCGCAAGGACAATCATACACTACCCGTATATTTCTACCTTTATATTTTCTACTAACTATATTCACAGATTTTTACCCTTAAAGTTATATTAAAATTCACTATTAAAGTGTTCATCTCAATATTATACTCTCATTTTTTATATATGTCAAGCACCAAATAACGCAGCTTCAGCTTCTCGTCTACGAATTAAACCTTCCAATACATCATCACCAACATAAATCCATTTTTTCATTTCTTCCGGCACTGCTTCATAATCACCATAATTCAATTTTCGTAGCAACGTACTTTCTTTCAAATTAGTTGAACCTAAATTGAATGTCCAAGACACTAGTGCATCATATTGATTTTGAGTCAAAGGAACTTCTACTAACTTCTCTATATACTCCTCAACTTCTTGTATATCCTCAGCAAGATATCTATCACAGGCCTTTTCAATACACAACTGACCTTCATAAACATCTTTAGTATGACCATAACCAATAGTCCATACTCCTGCTGGGTCTTGATAGGCAACCTGTCGTTTACCTTCAAACTCTTTTATCAACTCAATACCAACTTCACTTGTTTCCATTTTATTATCTCCTTCATAATTTTTAGGCATTACTTCGTTAGGCGGCATATCATACCATAGCCATTCACCTCTATTTTCTTCATCATTAGAATTATCATCTCTTTTCAACTTTCCATATTTAATACCACCACGACTTTGTTCTTTTTTTGTTTTTTCTAGGTCTTTTGCTAATTGCTCATTATAAGACAACTTATACATTCTAGGTTCTTTTTTATCATAATTAAATATAGTCAAATATATCCAACCAGACCTTTTATCTGTTATATGTCCTAGATATTTAACAATCTCTGGTGGATCTTGTATTGTAGCAAACCCCATAATACTAGTATAGGTGTACCAAGTGCTCATAACGACCAAGAATAAAGCAGGAATGAAAATAGCCTTAAAGATATAATTTCCTTTATAACTTATTATTACCCATAAAGAAACAAAAGCTATAATTAATAAACTTGTAAAAAGTAAATATTCCATTACCAACCTTCTTCTTCCCGCTCATCCCAATAGCCCGACAATGATGCACGATTAAGCATTACTATAGAATATGGTTCTTCTTTAATATCCACAATATTACCAGTATCATCCATTTCAAATTGCCAAATAGTCTTTTCTATACCTTGTAATTGTATTTCAAATTCTTGTATTGATATCACTTTATAAGGATTAACTTGTATTAATTCTACTGAGCCTTTAACTGGGCTAGGTTCATCTCGTTTTCTATAAGAATGTATATTAACAACATACCAACCCTCTAAAGTTCCTCGTAAAGCAACAATTTCTCTATTTAATGAAATATATTTTATAGTACCATCTGGTTGTTTAACTTTATCATTTTTTCCACCTAGGTCATCTCTATCTAAGTGCATTAATCCATTATCCTTTCTTTTAAAAGATATTATATTTTCTAATGGATCTTTTACCCATAAATCTAGGTCATTATATGAATTAGTATCCCAATTTAATATAATTAGAAAATCTGCCTTAGATTCTATATCTTGTTTCTTTGCTACTGGATTAATTAACAGAAATGCCACCATAAACATAAAGGCTACGCCGATAACTATATTGAAAAGTAAATCTGTAAAGGCAGTAGGAGAAGTATATTTGTTAAAGTCTATCAATTGTGCGCCCTACGTTTACTAATTGTAATTTAATACCCAATGAGCTTAATAGTCCCATTAATGTAGTATAAAGCGCTGCGGACATTCCTATAGACATTTGTGAAAGTGCTTTCTGCATAGAATTAATTGAAGTTACATCTATATTAATAAAAGCAGTACCTAACATGATTATAAATCCTGCTACTGTACCAATAAGTCCCAACACTAAACAAGATTCAGCTATGAACCACCCAATATCAAAATCTTGTTGTAAATCTCCCTTTGGCTTATTTTGCTCTTTGATTATATTATAAATTTTCTGTCCTATCCAAACAGTTGTTAATAGAAATATAAGTAATATAAGGAAACTCAAACGTGTTGGATCTTTTTTTAAAAGAATTTCAAAAAATCCCAGATAATTAACTATAGTGATCCCTACTCCGCATGAGCATACAAACAACCACCATTTTAGTAATAAAGTTTTCATACTAATATTTATTAGTATACCGTCTTAACTGAATCACAAACACCTAATTTTCTTGCTTCTTTTGCTGATAACCAAACATCTTCAGGTGGTAATAAAAACCTTCTAATTTTAGATTCTTCTTGACCAGTACATTTTTTATAATGTGATATCATTCTTTCTGAAACCAATTCATACTCTTTCATTTGGGCAAACAACTCATGTTCTTTTCCAAAAGCTCCCCAAGACCATTGATGTGATAAGATAGATGTATTAGGTGTTAAAATTCTATTAGTCCCTGACATGAATATCAATAGTCCAGCTGAAGCTACCATACCCAAACCTACTGTATGAATAGGTATCTTTGATGCTTTCATAACATCTATTAAAGCAAAAGCAGCATTCATATCTCCACCTTCACTACATATCAAAAATTGTAATCGTTTTTGTTTTTTCTTTTCTAAACTCTGCTTTAATATAAATTCAATAGCATCTTTACAAGTGGACATATCTATAGAGTCCATCATAATAAACATACCTGACTTGTATATATCAGCCTCTTGTGGCAGTCCTAAATCATCGTTCATAAAAATCCTTTATCATATCTAAAAAGTTTTCTGCATCTAAAACCACTAAAGGTTTTTGTTTATTTTTTTTAATAACCACAATAGGTTCATAAATGCCTTTATTTGATTCTGCTTGTTCCCAAGCTGACCAAATATTCAATCGTTCTTGATTTTTACACTCTACAGAATAAGGAAACTTATTACGAGCAGCCTTTGACATAATGATGTCTTCCCCACCAGCACCCATACTTCGTGATTCTAAATCTTCTGGATCTATGTCAAGCTTCTCAATAAGAAGTTTCATAAACTGTTGTTGTAATCGTCTACCCTTCGCTTTCGCCGAGCTCGTTTTCATTATATTCCCAATTAATTTCATTTACTGGTTCACCACAAAATGGACAAAATTCAGGCTCTATATCCATATCTGTTTGTAAATTATATTCTACCCCACATCCTTCACATTCAAAATGGCGCCTTGTATCTTCCATTTTATGATACCGATGTCAAATCAACTATTTCACAGCCACCATCTGCACTACAAGCTAATTCTTGACTACCAGCAGTCATATCTACAGATTCATATTCTGATAATTTTGTCCAATCATAATCTTTCGGTAACTCTTTTAGTAATTTATTATATTCTTCTTTACTACAATCTTGATACGGTGCTTGTCGATAACTATGGTCTGCAAATGGTAAGAATGATACACCACTCATCATATCAAAGTTATCATACACCCATGCACCTACTGACATCCATTCAGATTCCTTTACTGATACGGTGATGGATGGTTTATGTTCACA